CTATTTGTTTAATTTAAATCTAGCGGCTTGTATCTCATTCACAGCCTTGTAAATTCTGTATCTTTGTGATACTGGTATTTTTAAATCGCCTGGGTACATTTTAAAATACAAGTATCCATTTCCGATCCAAAATCCAGCTTTATTGTTTTTGTTATCTACGGTGAAACTATCCACAAACCAATCGAAAGGATTATTCTCTAGACTGTCTATTATTTCTTTCCATGGGCTGACAGGCTCCTGCTTTAGTAATCTACAAATAAATAATGGTGTAACGTTCATTTTTTTTACTCCAATAAAAAAACCGCCCATAAGAGCGGTTATAACGAATTATTTTAGTTAGCCGATAAACGATATAGCAAATGTTCAAAATCGGCTTGGTGGGCTTGTTTAAGCGGCTCTATGAGCTTTCTCGCTAGTGGTAGCGATTTGTCATAGAAACGCTTGTATTCTGTGTGATGTCCGTAAACTGTCGGACTATATGACGAACCAATTACTTCTAACGGCTTAACCAGTTTCCCCAACAACCAATTCATCTGACCGTGCGAAAATAACAATAGAGTAAGATTTGAGATTTCTTCTTTTGTTAAATCGAAAGTAAATCTTTCTTCTGCCGGTGGAAGTGCAATGGGCTGTAAGTTCATAATGAACGCCATCGCATTTCCGAATTGGCTTTGTGGAATTTGGTCGTATTTCGCAACTTTGAAAGCAGATTTCAACTGGCGGTAAATTTCTTGCCAGTGTAAACCTGTTCTATGGTGTGCTTGTTGTACTGCTGATTGGATCGCCTGTTGTTGTTCAGGTGTGATGGTGTTTGGTAAAAGTGCGGTCGATTTCTTGTGTAGATTTAAAAACGCACGCAATACAACTAAATGGAATTTAGGACTAATCCACATAGCATAGGCGAGCATTAATTCTTCGCAAGCATAAGTACCGCCTTGCGCCCCTCTAATAACTTTTAGTGCATTAGGCGTTTCCTTTTCTATTTCTGCGATGAGATCTTTTGTCATATCAATACGAAGAAAAAACGCTGGCTTGTGTTTTGTTAAATTTCCGCTTGCTTGATGAAGATCGTTTAAAGAGAAAAGGTTTTCGTATGAACGAATTGAAGTGTTAAGAATTGCTAAATTTGACATTTTATGCTCCGAATGTTTTGTGTGTTATTCGATCACTTTTGTAGGGTGATCGGGCTTCAACAACCGCATTCGGGCGGCGGAACTTATTTCCGTTAGGTATTGTATTAGGTTCTCTCGACCCGATCATTGAAAGTTGCAGATCTGCAACTTTTAAATTTTGAGCATAAAAAAACCGCTATGCTATCGGGTGCGGATACCGCCGAATGTATTGTTGTGCGGTAATCCTATTCCCGATTGAGTGGGTTGTCAATATCTATATTGGGAGAAATAAAAAAAAGCACTCTTTTTTCTGTGTAGTCAACTTGTTCAAATTCATGGGGTTCATTAATATTATGTATTTCTGTAACCCATTCTTCTTTCCCTTCTGATACGATTTGCTTTTCCAGAGTAATTTTTTCTATAAATTTCTTTCCTTTTAATTCCTCCAGATTATCTAAACTCCATAATATTGAGCGTTCAGTATATATTAGATTTTCACAAAAGAATTTAGGATCAAAATCAAGCTTTTCTACATCAGAAAAACAATCGATGAAATCTCTTGCATATTTAGTTCTAGTATTTAACCTTAATGCTCGCTTTTCTTCTAAAGAAAGAAGATCTTTACTATGTTTAAAATGATCATTAACTAACTCACTAGCAAGAAATGATATTTTCTCTTTTTTTATAAAATCATATCTAGATAAAGCATTTTCTACTCTTAACTTTAATCGCTTTTCAAATTCAGCATTTTCTTTCGGAGTAGTAGGTGCAACTATTTGATCTTGAAAGACTTCAATTTCTTCTTTTTGTTTAATTTCATCATTATCATTTTTGGAAAAATAAGAAAATAACTTTTTGAACATACAGACACCTCAATTCAGATACAAAAAAACCACTTAATTGTGGCCACCGACTTTTCTATTGAAAGTAAAGTTATCTTAATCCGAAATTAAGAGGTGTCAATGTAAATCAATTCTTTTCAATATCTTATCCAATCACCCAACAAAACGCTTTCCACGCTACACCAAAGAACAAGCCAGCAGTTGCACCAACTAAAACAATTCCAACTATCCAAGAGATAAATAGCGAGAGCCATATAATAAAGTCTTTCATGTTTACCCCTAATATAAATCTTCTGAAAATAAAATATTAGCGTTAGGCGAGCCAGATAACCGTATAACTTGCCCTTGCTCTTTGGCAATTTCCATCGCCTCTATGCGATTAACAAAACGTCCTTTATTAGTTAAGAATCCTTGTTCCCAATCTAAAAGAGCATACTTGTATTGTTTTTCCAGTTCCTTAATCTGCTTACGCATGAATGGATCATAGTGTCTTAATCCATATACTTCATGGATAATTTCACTGCCATCTTCATTTGTACCATCTCTTTCATCTACAAATACTTGGCAAGCGGAGCATACAATACGCTCAGGAATATCAACGTATTCTCTTTTTTGGTTTAAAAGTTTAATAAATTCGTTGAATAACGCCTGTCTTTCTTCAGGCGTTTGCTGTTTAATTAAATTAATAATATCCATAACTTACTCCATTAAAACAAAAGGCGCTCACTTGGAACGCCTATTGGATTTGTTAAATATTGATTTACTGCTTTGTATATATCCACTATTAATTCTAGTGGAATGTTCGATCTTTCATTGTATGATTTTGAAAAATCCTCCCATTGTTGCTGAGGCTTTGATTTATGATTGTTTCGTAATCCTAGATTAATATTGCTCTTAAATCTTGTTGGTTTACGCAAAGGGTAGTTATACAAGTTATAGTGCGCCAAATTATCAAAAGGAATCTGAAAATTGAGAATATCATTTACATAATGCCAAATCTTGCTGCTTGCTGGATTTTCTATTACATAAACTTTAGGCTCATATCGTTTGATAATTTCTATCGTATTATAGATACAAAGCTCACCATTAATGCGGTTCAGGAAAGAGCGGTCATATTTGAATTGGACGTGCGGTAAATCATAATCCGCACGACTTCTTACTGTGAATTTTGATAACTCACGATTGACTGCGCCTGTTTCCTGTTTCCAGCTTGCATTACCCCCCCCACATCGCACTTGCAACCGACCAACTCTCACAAGGTGGACTAGCTATAATCAAATCAGGTTTAGGCAGCTTATCAAGCTCATCAAATAGCTTGTTATCGCCAAACATACGACTATAATCAGCTAAATTAAGATTAATAAAATGGTTATTTTTACTCTCAATATCTATGCCGATAGGGTAGATTTCGATTGACTGATTGGATGACTGATTAAATAGTTCTGCGCCTTGCGTATAACAACCATTACCACTATCGAATAAAGCCCAAACAATCATATCAATCACCCGCTTTATGGTTTACCTTTGCCATATTAACCACTGGCAACATATCAACCAGTGGTCGCTGCAAACTAGCTTGGTGCTGATTATGGATATTATCTTCGGCCCATTGCAGAAAATCTTTTACATCATCTTTTTTTCTTCCGTTGAGCGATATATAGCACTTAGATAGTCTAATTAACTCATTCCTGGTTCCGCTATTAAGTAAAACCCAATACTTTTTAACATTTTCAATAGATGTAGATGCATGCTCATCAGTTGTTGGCATTAGGTTGTATTTAAAAGAATCTTCAAAAATATCCTTAAAAAACGAATAAGGAATACTCACATTAATCTCGTTCATTTACACACCTACTTACCCTGTAAAGCAAGAAATTCACTTTGTTTGATTTCGATTAGGCATTCTGGAATTTCTGGAAATTTATCACCACCAAAACCCTCTGATTTTTCTGGTATTGAAACGATAAAGTGGTCACTTGCAACACCACATACAGACACATAACCAGTGCAAGCGCCAAACACCCAGCAAGTAAGTTTTAATTTTCGTAGCATAAAATCATTAAAACTTGGATATTGATTTAAAATATCTCTAACGCTTTGGATTTTAGCGTTAAACGCCTTGCCAGCCTTTGTTCTTCCGTTACCAGTTATGACAACCTTCTCATTTTCAACCATTTCGAATTTATAGGTCTTATTCTCTTTTATTTTGGCATATTCAGGATTATCTAAACTACAAACAATACCACATATACTACTTTCGCTCCCTCTCCATCCTTCATAAAATGGGATAGTGTCAAAAATATCTTCAAGTTTTTTATCTCTGACCTCTCTATCTTTTCTCCATTTCTCATCTAATGATTTAATAGGCTCAACGTCTAATTTACATTTAAAATATCTAAAATTTGGTTTCATTTCTGTTCCTTATTCTTATCTGTGTAATTAATTAACTCACGGATTTTCTCACGCACAAGCTCAAGAGCCTTTTCTAAACTCCGTTCTTTCTCGTGTAATTCCGCTAATTCATGTTCTGTTTCTTTGTTCATAATTTACCCAAAAGAAAACCGCCTTATTTGGCGGTCTCAATCATTTTTAACACTCGGCTTTTGCTTTCTTTTACAAAATGACAACATCTATCTTTTGTATCAATAAAAGTGCGCCCCTCAACATCTCCAACGTGTTCAATATCATCAATATCAATATCGACTGTTTTGTTTTCATAGTACGTTAAAGTTATTTTCTTGCTCATAACTCACCGCCTAGAATGGAATTCCATCGCTAAAACCATCATCTTGTTCAGCCATTGCGCTTAATGAATTTGGTTTCGCTTTGCTTGCTTTCGCTTGTTTAGGCTCATCTTGGCGACAGCCTAACATCTGTAAGTTATCGCCTTGAATTTCCGTTGTGTAACGGTCTTGTCCGTTGCTATCTTGCCATTTGCGAGTTTTTAATCGCCCCTCAATATAGACTTGAGAACCTTTGGTAAGATATTGGCCTGCGATTTCTGCCAATCTTCGGTATAGGACAATGCGAACGTACTCAACATTTTCTACAACATTTCCGTCTTTCGCCTTGTATTTCTCGTTTAATGCGATAGAGAAGTTGGCCACTTGCTCACCGTTAGGCATTGTTCTAATTTCTGGGTCTGCGGTTAAGTTGCCGATAAATAGGCATTTATTTAAACTAGCCATTAGCTCATTTCCTTAATTAACTGTTGATAGTATTCTTGAGCAGCATTAACTCGCTCTTTGATTTCTTCGATGATTTTGTCATCACGCTTAACTGTAACGGTTGTAATACGTTTTGATTGCGGTATTTGCTCCACTAAATCAATGTATCGTGTCGGGTCGTCATAGCTTGATAATTGTTCGTATGGAGTAGGCAATAAAACAAAGTCAATTTGAGCTTCTACGCAATCCCATAGCCACATATAGCCTTGCATTTGGATTGTATAACCTGCCTTTTTAGCTTTTTCTTCTGCCTCATCGGTAAAAAATGGGTGCGAACCAATATCCCACGAGCATTTTGTATCAATGATTAGCTTTCTGCTTGGAACGTAAATATCACATTCGCCAGTAATCCAATCATTTTCCCGTCTTTCTTCGTTTTTCTTTAATGCCAATCCACGCTTGCGACCGCTTAACTTAATAGCTTGTTCTTCAAGTGCGATGCCTTTTTCGGTGTATTTGTTACCCTCAAAATCTTGATAGCCAAACAGGTCATATTTAACTATCTTTCTAACCGCACTTTTAGCAGTGGCAGATATACCGCCACCGCTTTTCGGTTTAACCATTAAATCAGCAAGCCCAGAGCATCTAGCTTTCAGCTTGTACATTTCCATTCTCAATCGCCTCTAATTCCGCAATCTGTTCTTGACTAAACTCATAAGCTCCACTATCACAAAGGTCTTGTAGAGTAGTCTCACCGTTGATAATGCTTTGCTTACAGTTGTTAAACGTTTCATCATCTACAACCGCTACAAATTCAGCATTCTGAATGTTGTCGGTATAATTGAACTCTTGATTTTCTACATCTTTAACCACTGCTTGGTCGGCTAACACCGCTTGTTGCATTTCAACCGATAATGGAGCTTGTTTTGATAGCAATAACTTCATCACAGTTTTTAATGCCATTGCCTCGAAATTATCATGCCATACGCCAAAGCCTTTTTTAAAGGTCTGACTGTAACGTTGAGCGTGTTTAACGATGTCATCGTGGCTCATATAGAGTTCGGCCGAGAAATCATTCACTAGCTTGAAATAAGCGTAATACCCGATTGGATTTTCATCTTTCTCAGGCTCTTGCTCCCAATCAAACTCAAAGCCATTAATGAAGTCTTTTTTGAGCAGTTGATTTTTATATACTGGCAAGGCTACCAATCGTTTAAACTGGCCAGAGCGTTGAGCGAGTTGAATAAAGCCCTTGTAACCAATCTGAAATTGAGCCTCTACTTTACGCTCTTTGTTATTCTTAAAAGGCACGATATAGGCAAAGCCTAAGCCATTTTGAAGTGGTAGATTAAGTGTTGCAGCCATGCAAGCCGCATTAAAAATACTTGTCGGATCGGCTGTTCTTAGCATTGTGTTACTGTTAGCAATCTGCATCACACTTGTCGCAAAGGTTGCTGAATTCTTTCCGACTAGCTGTTCAATTTTCGTTTTGATAATCGGATTATTAAAAAGCTCCCGAAGTGTTTTAGGCTTAACGGGAGCTTGTACTTGTTGATTTTGATTTGTCATCTTGTTTCACCTTTATTGGCTAGTCGTTGAGGATATATCCTTTTCGATAATCCTCTTCTAATTGTTCCAATCTATCTTCTGCCATAGCAGTCAAAATTTTGATTCGCATTTCTTCATAGTCAGTGCCAAGTGCAACCGCTTTCAGAAATTCGTCATCATCAAACATCTTTTCGCTAAAGGCACAGAGAGTGTCGCTATCACAATTAGCAATATCTTCTTTAATGCTCTCTATTTCCATTTCTACCGCACGATTGTAATCATCTTCTTTGCTGCACTGTTTATCCCATTTATTGAACTCTTGACGTTCCCATTCGGCTATTATGCTCATTTATCAGTACCTCAATTTTTCCAAAGTATTCTGTCAATTCGTCAAACGTAGAAATCAAAGCTCTGCGACCTTGCCACACTACATCTTTAGGTGGTGCAAGTAGTCCACTGTGAACTACGCTTTGTTTTGTATATAGGTAAAACTTAAATTGGCGATGTAAATCAGCGCTTGAGAAGTAAACCTGTCTTTCTTCTTCTGGTTGGCTTAGTCTTTGCTTGGTGTAGTCCTTAAACAATTCCAAAGATTTAACCCAAGACTTCATCATTCGAGTTCTGCCAGCCTTTTTCATCTTGTCGCTAGTACCTTTAGACTTTCTTTGTTTTTGCCCGTATAAAGGCAATCTGACTTCATTCATAGCGTTAAATCGCTCAATTTGTCGATTAATTAACAAGATTGCGTTTTTTTGCGAGCGTTGTGGATAGGTAGAGTGGTTAATCACCCCATTAATGATTAGACTTGCGATAAAAAAAACCGTTTTCCGTTTCGGTAATCTTAACTTCTGATGTATATCTAATTCTTGGCATCGTCTAATTCCTTTTGTTTTTGTTCTGTATAAACTAGAGCATCTTGTTTGGCTGGCTCTGTCAAATCTTGTTGATATTGCCCATGTTCAGCAATCCATTGAATTCTTGCTTGTTCACGCTCTAACGCTGTCGGCTCGCTTGCTTGTGCTGTTGATACAACCACAACCATAAACACAAGGCAGATTGAAAGGATAGTTGCTATTGCGTAAGCAGTTGTTTTAATAAAATTGATTAATTTGTTCATAGTGTTTACCTCGTATGGTTAAGAATATTGGTTAAAAAAAATCCCTCCAATGCCAAAGTGTGAAAGCAATTGGAGGGTATAACCAATTTAAAGGAAATTTTTGTAATTATGACTAACGCTGTTTCCAGCTAAATCCGCTCTCAACGTTTCAATCATTTATTCAAGAAGATTGAGCATTTAATTCGCTGTTAGAAAGCGGATTTAGGTGGAGGCTCTTTCGGGATTTGAACCCATTGCGTTTTTTAAAGTTAGCATTAACTAAATTTTATATTAGTGTTTTTAACAGTGTCGGTTTCCACAACCAACTCAACAAAGAGCCATTTCAAAGCACACTTCTCTCTATCATTCGCAACGGTTTCACGTGCCGTTGTGTCTCTGTACTTCAAATGTGCTTTGAGATATTTCCCCACTGCGAATTGACTTTCTGTAACGTCAGTTTTTCACTGGTCTCATCTTTCAGTGGGTATTCCGTTTACTCTCATTATGTAGGGTAGGGCTTTTCATCTACACGACCGCATAATGCCGTTATGAGTAAACTTCTTGGAATCTGATTTTTAAAGAGCATCGAGATATTTGTTTATATATATCTCGTTTTGATGGGTGTATGATATAGCTAAAGTTTTATTATGTAAATAGCCCAAGTTGTATTTTTATTAAAAATATATAGCTTTTTGTTTAAGTAGTTGTTTTTGTTGGTAATAAATTTCGCAAAAATTTGTTCGTTTGCTTATTTTTTAATCAATTTAATGTTTAAAGAATGGTTTTTTGGTGATTTTTTATAGTTTTTGCGATCTGCATCGCAAATTTAATAGCTAAAAATAGACCGTACTTTTGCTTAAGATATGATTAACGAGGAAAGGAGGTGCGCTATGAAAGAAAAGTTTAAGTTGTGGCTAATCTCGTTAAATTGTGACTTGATTAATGATTTAGGCATTGATGAGATTGCATCTAGAGTAAATGATAGGTTGGAGGTTGTTATTGCAAACGAAGAGGAGAGAGCAGTGCTTGAGGATTTAATTAAGTGCTTTAACTCATAAAAGAAAACCGCCTTAATGGCGGTTATTTGATAGGGTAGAAGAGTTATTTTTTAGCTTGTTTTTGCTGAATCAAAATATCGAGTTTATCATCGATATTGTCGAGTTTTTTCTCGACATTAGTTAATCGAAGTTCAACGTTATCTAAGCGAGATTCAACTTTCGTTAATCGAACATCTAAAGAGTGAATATTTGATTCCACTTTTTCAAATCGTTGGTCTATGGCTGAGAATCGATTTTCATATTTTGTATCCATGTGAGAATACAAGGCCCAAGCAGCGCCAACAAGCACAACTAACGCCACAATTCCGGAGCGATAAAATGTGCTTGCTGTTAAGTAATTTTTCTTAATATCTTTTACTTCTTGGGAAATAGTGTTTACTGTATTCTCAAGTGTGCTTACTCTAGTGGTGTAATGTTCCATTATGAATTGGTTAATATTCCTTTGATTAATTGGATTACTTTCTATTGTACCACTATTAATTTGAATCGTGTCAGTATTTGGAAAATTAGTGCTATTTATGTTATTTATCATCTAGTTGTCCTTGTTCTTCTAGCCAGTTAATAATGGTTGATTTATGAAATGTTCTTACATGACCACAATTAGAACAGACCACATGGATCACCGCCATAGTTATAACTTGACTGGCGGCCAACGCCCCTAATAAATCACTTAAATAATGATATTGTTCAGGAATTTTATTTTGCTTGATTAATTTCCCAACTTCATAAGGGTCTGGAAACATAGTAGTTGGGAGTACAGGTTGCATTGTTACATATTCTTTGGCAATTGGATTTCCACCGGAATCTAAGACTGACTCATTATCAATTAGTGTTTGATGAAACTCACCACACACTGGGCATTTAAATGTATCTTTTGAAGCGCCTTTCGCATTTAAGAAATTAGCCAATTCATCAGGTGTTATTTTTCTTATATATTTGTGTTTCATTGTTTTTTCCTCATTATTGCTAATGGAGATAGCATCTCACCATAGAACGCTCTATTCGCTTTTGACTTTGGTGAATTTTACTTTTCCATGAATATACATTTTTAGCATATCGCAAGAGTTATAGATTGACTGCCTCAATATGAATGGTGCGGATAAATCTACCAATGAATTTAGCGTTTTCGCATACGTCATCGCTTATTTGCTCAGGCGGATATACTTCATTGTCCGAAATCATACGATAACCGCCTCCGATCATCTTCTGGATTCTCTTAATGAATAACGCACCATCAATAGCAAAGGCATAAATGCCATCACCGCTATAAGCATTAACTTTTGTGTCAAGGAAAACAATATCGCCTTTTCTTATGGTCGGCTCCATACTGTCAGTTGGTACATTTACAAGACAAATGCCATCTGCCGACTTCTTGCCAACCAATTGAGACATTCCCTCGTCTGTTAAATATAGGCTTGAGATAATTTCTGGATAGTCAGAATTCTCAAAGCCTGTTAATCCTGCTGCCGCTCTCACATCATAGTAATCAATACGGTGTTTATGTAATAAATCACGCTCATTGCTAAAGTAATTATCTAGACTTTGCTCAATTACTTTTTGAGCGGATTTGTGATCGCTAACCCCAGTGCTTAACCACATTACATCAACGCCTAACGCAGATGCTAATTCAGCGATAAATGTAGTATTGCCACCATTCTCAATCTTAGTGATTGAGTTCTGACTAATTCCAACTAGATCCCCAAGTTCCTTTTGAGTAATACCAAGCTCCGCTCGTCTAGCTTTTACACGTTCGCCTAGAGTTTTCATTTTTGTACTCCTGTTGTTTGTTGAGGATTGTGCGAAGTCTAAAACTAAAGTTTTAAAAAATCAAACAACTTTTTGTGTTTTAGCTATTTACAAATAAAAACTAAAGCTATAAAATATAGCCATAAGTTAAATTAAATAAAACAGAGGGCTATTGATGAATAAGGCAATTTTGAAAGCTATCAAGATTTTCAAATCTCAACAAGCATTAGCCGCAGCCTGTGGAGTTAGTCAAAACGCTGTTAGTAAATGGCTTAATGGCGGCTCAATCTCTTTGGAAAATGCTTTAAAAATCGAGAAAGCAACCAATGGAAAGGTAAAAGCGGAAATCTTTTCAAAAGAGTTTTCTAGTTTATTAGCTAGAAATTAGGCGACGAAAAAAAGCCCCTGCGGGAACAGAGGCTTTGATTAAGTCGTATGTAAACCTTTATCAGTCGGAGGACATCAAAAGATGACTAAATTATCACCTAAATTTAATGAAAACGCAAATGAAAGTTCAAGCAAAACTCAAAAAGCGTTAATCCTTAAAGCATTACAACAAGGCGACCGCTTAACTCACCTAGATGCGGAAAAACGTTTTAACTGCTTACGTCTTGGAGCAAGAATTTATGACTTAAAGCAACAAGGTCACAAAATCGAAAGACGAATGATTGTAGTACCTAGCGGTAAATGCGTTGCTGAATACAGATTGGTGGCTTGATATGAAAAGATTATTCTCACCCGAATTTGTAGCTAGCTTAGACGATAGAGAAAAATTCATAGCTTATGAAAGCGTAAAAAAAGAGCTAAGAGAGCGAAACGCAAGCCAAGAAGAATACGACAGAGTAACAGATCAAGCGATTGAGGAATTGGAAATATGAAACCGTCAGAAATGCTAAAAAATACAGGTAGAGTGATTGCATACCGCCCAAATTTAGCACGTTTATTTGGTGGTGTTATTGCTGAAGTATTCTTTGAGCAAATCTTCTACTGGCAAGATAAAACAGATTCAGATCTTGGCGTTTACAAAACTCAAGAAGAATTAGAAGTTGAGACTGGTTTATCAAGAAAAGAACAAGAAACAGCTCGCAAATTGCTCCGTGAAAAAGGTGTTTTAGTTGAGACTTACAAACGATTAGAACATCGTCTTTATTACAAAATTGACTGTGACAAATTAGATGAATTATTAGCAACATTGGCGAATGTACAAAACGAACATTCCCCAATGTCCGAAAGTGACATTCGGGAGTGCGACAAAGTGACATTCGTTAATACACTAGATTACAACACTAGATTACATACAAATAACCCCTTACCCCTTAACGGGGAATCTGCTAACGCAGAACACACGGAAGTCGGGGGTGCGGACAAGCCGCACACTGACAAAAAACAAAAATCAATCAGTGTTAATTATTCAGCAGTAGCAGAAACATACAACGACTTGGTGAAAGAATTAAATTCAAATCTACCACTAATCGCAAATACATCGCAGTTAAGTGATAAACGCAAGAAAGCGATTAAGAAACTAGCTCAAGTGTTTATTAAACGATTTGAAATTGACAACGATGTAGAGTCCTCGCTCGGTGAGTATATCAAAGACTTCTTACAGTCCGCCCCGAGTTTCTACTTTGGCGAAAACAATCGAGGCTGGAAAGCAGATTTTGAATACATTTTGAGAGAGTCAACACTGGATAAAGTTTTAGAGGGGAATTGGTAATGGTAACGCAAGATAATAACTACAACCTAGAATACGGACTAATCAGCTCAATGCTAGCGACTGGGTTAACCGCTCAAGCTCGTGAAGTGATTAGTTGGTTAGAACCTGAAATGTTCGCAACATACAATCTAGGTGCTTTATACGCAAACATTCGCAAACAAGCCCGTAACCACGATTTAATCGACTTCTTGCTGTTGTCTCAAGACTATGGTGAAAACCTAGCAACGTTAGCGGAAATGGCAAACAAAGCGACCTATGGCGGAAACCTTTTAGGTTATGCGAAAAAAATCCATTCTTCTTGGGTAAACCGTTCAGCTCAACAAACTATGCTTAAACTTGCTGGCGAAATGTCACAAGCTCGAAACGAAAGCCAAGTGAATGAGCTAACTCAAAAAGCGTTAAACCAAATTCAAAAGCTCCTTGTCAGCAAAACAGAAATTAAACCTGTGGCAATGGGTGAGTTAATGGATTCTTACATTGACGTGCTAGAAAAACGCTCACAAAGCGATTTTAAAGAACGTTTACTTTACACAGGCATTGAGGCAGTGGATAACATTCTAGGTGGCATCAATTCTACCGACATCGTTGTGGTGGCAGGTCGTCCAGGTACAGGTAAAACAGAATTCAGCCTAACACTCACACGAAACATCGCTAAAAGCAACGGTTCAGTATTATTTTTCAGTCTTGAAATGGGAAATTTCCAATTAATCGACCGTTTGTTGAGTGCAACTGGTGGTGTAGGTGTTAAAAAACTCCGCAATCCGCAAGAATTAGACGATTTAGACTACAACCGTTTAACCAATGCAATCACTGATATTCGTGAGCAGAAAGTTTATTTCGTTGACCGTGGTGGTTTATCAGCAGATGAAATCTGTGCGATTACAGAAAGACATTTGAGCGATGTAGGCAGCCTATCCGCAATCGTGATTGATTATTTAGGTTTAATGGATCACAAACAAGGTAACAACATCAACCTAACACAAGCCATTGCGAACTCAATGAGCAAACTTAAAACGTTTAGCAAGAATTTCAATATCCCGATTATTTTACTTTGTCAGCTTAACCGTGAAGTTGATAGCCGAGCAGTTAAACGTCCAGCAAACTCAGATTTAAGAGATTCAGGCTCAATCGAACAAGATGCTAGCCAAATCATTATGCTTTACCGTGAGGGTGCTTATAAGGCTGATACAGATAACCATTATTCAGAGGCCATCATCACTAAAAACCGTTTCGGTGAATTAGGCACTGCCTATATGAAATTTGACAAAGGTCATTTTGTTGACTGCGACCAAGCAAAAGCCTATCAAGATTTAAACGAAAAACCGCAGCAACAAGCACAAAAAAGCTATGCGAAAAGCTATGGCAAAGGGGCGATTCAGTAATGGACAAGAAACAATTCTTTCTACGCTCAAACCAAGTGCGGTTGAATTGTATTGAATTCATAAAAGAGCTACCAACGGACGACAAAAAACCGTTGGTGGTAAAAATCCAACCGATGACACGTTCACTTGAACAGAATTCAAAGCTGCACGCACTACTAAGCGATATTAGCAAACAGTGCGAATTTAACGGTAAAAAACGAGACATCGACACATGGAAAATGATTATGGTATCAGCTCACAAAATCGCAACAGGCGGGCAGGCTGAAATGGTAATCGGAATTGAGGGCGAAGTAATTAATCTGCGAGAAAGCACTGCTCAAATGAGCGTAAAACGATTAGCAAGTCTAATTGAGTATGTTCAAGCGTGGGGTGTAGAGAACGGTGTTAAGTTTAATGATAAATGGGAGTTTTAAGATATGTTCACATTAATTTTTATATTAGTTTCTTTAGGTTGTTTTGCTATTGGTTTTTTATCAAATGGGATTCTTGGAATGGTTGCAATATTCCTATGCCTCGCATCATTCCTAGCTGGTGCTGGAATTTTCGCTAGCATTGTTAAAGATAAATCCGTTAATGGGGAGTTACTCAACTACAGCGGTAAGCTATATGAAATCAAATACGTCAAGGATGCAATTCTGAAATGAGAGAAGAGATAGCCCTATCAGTAGTTCTTTTTGTGGTGGTGTTTGTGATTATTTGTTTTGTTGAGGGTGCAGATGATGAATGAAAAAGAATTGAAGATTTTAATTATAGCTTATGCCTGTGTTGTTATAGGGACAATCTTAATCACTGGTAAATGGTGGTAGATATGACTAAACCTAAGGAAACCAAATGCAAAGTCTGCGGTTGTTACTTTGTGAAAACTATCAGTTCAATGCAGAAAGTATGCTCACCTAGATGTGCGATTATTCTTTCCAAAGAGCAAGCGAGAAAGAAAAAAGAGAAACAAGACAAACAAGAGCGGTTAGAAACCAAGAAAAGAATGACCGCACTTAAACAGAAAATCAAAAGCCGCTCCGAGTGGTTGGATGATTTACAAAGCTGGGTGAATAAATTTATTCGCTTGAGAGATAAAAACGAGCCTTGTATTTCTTGCGGTCGTTATCATCAAGGACAATATCACGCAGGGCATTATCGAAGTCGTGGAGCTTGCCCAGAGTTAAGATTTAACGAGGACAACATACATAAACAGTGTTCGGCCTGTAATAACTACAAAAGCGGTAATGCGATTGAATACCGAATAAACCTAATCAAGAAAATCGGAATTGAACGTGTTGAATATCTGGAAAGAAGCGACCATCCGCCATTGAAATTATCAATCGAAGAAATCAAAGAGCAAATTAAAATCTACAAGGCTAAAGTTAAGGAACTAGAGAATGAATAAATTCAGCGAACTACCAGAGCTAGACTACGACCAAATTCAATTCGTTGACAACAGAATGTATTCTTGGGGTGGTTGGATTAATAGCGGAAGATTAGACAAACCAGAGCTAAACATTCTCTACAAACTTATGAAAAGCGTAGAGCCGCAAGACGAGCCAGGCCAAGTAATTTGTAGCGATGAATTTGGAATGGCTGTTAGTGAAGATATTGAGATGTTTTTCAAGAAATATGACGAGCGTATGCGGTTTATTCTAATGTCATACTACGTTCATAGATTAACGGTAAACAGAATAGCCACAAAACTAAGAGAGCGTGAAGAGCCTCAATATATGCAACCTTGTAATGGCAAGCGTGATATTAGAATTCCTTGCTTAAAGACCTGTAAGCGTAGAGTAGAGAAAGACCTGGCGCTGATGAAAGCGATTATCTACGAGAAACTAATCAAAATCGAAGTTAAATTAGCAATAGAGAGTGAAAAAAGAAAAAATATTAAAAAAATTCGATTTATATATTGACATACTTGTCAACTTGTCCTACCATAATCATATATGGTGGTCGTAGTGTAAGTAGTGAACACCGAAATAAATTTAATATAGCCTCGATTGCGAAAGCGGTCGGGGTTTTTTATTGCACGAAATTCAATGAGTAACCAATGCAAGATAACGGATCGCCTAACAATGGCATTGACATCATAGCAACGGTTATTTCTCTCGCATTTTCAGGTTTAGGTGGTGTAGTTAAGTATATCACCGCAACACAATCAGCAGGCTCACCTGTAAAAATATCTTCCGTAGTCTCTAGTTTTCTAGTAGGGGCTTTCAGTGGAATGGTTGTAGCGTTTTTTTTAATGTCTCAAAGTATCGACACTTTAATGATTATCTCAATCGCTGGAGCGTTTGGGTATTTTGGCGTTCCTGCTTTATGGGGATTGCTTAGAGTTTTCTTTCGCCAAATCGGTGGCTCAGTCGATGACTTAAATCCTAATTACTCGATGAAAGACATTGAAAAGGAAACAAGCAGAAAGCGCTCCATTCGTTACGATGACGAAATGCCAATCAATGACAAAGAGGAAGATATTTTAATCGATGGAACAGAAGAGCAAAACGATGATGTAAAGCCAAGGGGAAAATGGAATGGGTAGAGAAAGAGCCGCAAGACTAGGAATTGCACTCGATAGAGTATTCGCCTGTTTCTTATTTGCAGGCTGTATCGGGCTGTCGATTCAAATCTTCACACAGAATAAGAGTTTGGAATTATTGCAGGATAAGTACGACCAGACAGTACAGTTAGCAGATGAGCGAACAAAACGGATTGATGCTCTTCGGGACATGGTAAGCGACAGAAATGACAGAATTGAATTCTTGCTTAAAGAACAAGCAAAGGAGCGTAAGCGAAATGAAGATAAGTTGGATGGGATTAGTAAGATTGTTCTTTCAAGTAAATGTGTTAGTCGCGATAACGTTAGTCGTGCTGTCATTGACAGGTTGCTTAAATCCGAGTAAGCCAGTTGAGAAGATTAAGATTATCCGAGTAACCATTCCAGAAAATCTTTTAATTACCTGCCCTAAACCAACATTAAACGGTGAGAAAGCTTCTGATGTTGCTGTTTACGCTGTAAAGGTCACTGACCAATTAAAAATCTGTAACAGCCGAATTGTACAGATTAAAAACCTAGTGAAAGATTACGAACACGAAATCGAGCAAGATGCTCACAGTGAATATCAATCGTTAGGCTTTGAAAGAGATAAGGACGACCGTCATAGCGGTAAAGGTCGAAATGATGGCAAAGGTAGAGGGCGTTAATGATGTTAATCTCCGAAGCAGTATTCAACAAAGTATTCCCTAGAGCAATCAAAGGAACATATCAGGCGATTGAAAAACATATTGAGCTAGCTGGCTGTTACAACAAACAACAACAAGCGATGTTTCTTGCTCAATGTGGACACGAAACTGGCGGGTTTACTGTATTGAGTGAAAACTTAAATTATTCAGCCGATGGCTTGATGAAAGTTTTCCGCAAGTATTTTCCTAATACTAATATCGCTCGTCAGTACGAACGTAAACCAGAGAAGATTGCGAGCCGAGTATATGCCAATCGAATGGGTAACGGACCAGAAGAAACGATGGACGGTTGGAATTATCGTGGTCGTGGCTTGATTCAAATCACTGGTAAGAGTAACTACATCAAATTCGCTCAATGGCTAGGCGATACAATCAATCCAAAAGAAGTATCAAGCAATTTAGACTTAGCTGTTAAGACTGCTGTGTGGTTCTGGATATTCAACGACTTAGCATCTATTGATTCAGTTCAAAGAGTAACGCTTAGGATTAATGGTGGCACTAACGGAATTGATGGCAGATGCAGATTGTTTCGTGAGCTAATGATTTCTTAATGGTGGCTAGAATGTTTAATAAGCTAATACTGATTTTTCTAGCGGTAACAGTTAGCCTGTGCGGTTGGATTTGGTTTCAACACGGAACAATAAATGACTTAAGAGCCGAAAACCAAACACAGGCTAATCTTATCGCAGAACAAGAAAAGGTTAATCAATCGCTAAAAGATACGATTGAAGTAGAACGCCAAGCAGTAGAGCAGCAGAGAGTAATCAATGATGAAATCAAACAAGCAACACAAAACAAAGTGCAAGTTGTCAGAAAGATTATTAAATCACAGCCTTGTTATAACACTCGCATCTATGATGATGCTATTGAGCGGTTGCACTAATAAGGTAACAACAAAGACGGAGTATATCTATCCGCCTCAAGCTTTCTTGACACCTTGTGTTAAAACTCCATTTACCGGTAGTACATACGGTGAGGCGGTAGAGCATTTAATTATAGTGCAAGGTGAGCGTGATATGTGTGCTAGTCAAATCACCAATATCAATAAGTGGATTGAAAGCACAAAGAACGGTAAATAATCTTAAGAAAAAACTAAAGATCGCCAATTAAAGTGCGGTCTTTTTTTATCAATAAAAACAACAGGAGTAATTATGCTAACAATTAAAATCATCCAGGACGGTGTAACGTTAATCACAGAAAGCAATAGCTTTGCATTTTATGATGAGACTTCTCGTGAGTACAAAGAGATGCTTAGACTTGCTGACAAGCTAAAAGAGAAACCAACCGAACTTAACGGTATTTACTACACTCAGCCAATGTTCGCCGACCAAGAGTGCAAAGAGGTTATCCGCAAGGAGTTAATCTACTGCTTAGCTCGAAATAATCCAACAGATAAAATCATTGGTGTGATGATTGATTTTATACCAGATGACGAGTACGGTAATCAAGGCATTGAGAAAGAGATTGCATACAGCTTAATTGGTGCAGAAGATCACATCTACGTTACCAACGAGCAAGGTAAGACGGTTTTTAATATTTAAGTAAGGATTTCCCTATGTCAGACGTGAAAGAGAAATCCACGTCTAAAGGCGTGGTGAAATTAACTGATAAGCAAAAGCGGTTTATCGAAGAATACTTAATAGACCTTAACGCAACACAGGCAGCAATTAGGGCTGGTTACAGTAAAGCTAACGCAGACAAGATTGGTTCTGAACTACTGGGTAAAACTAGAGTTAAAGAGGCTCTACAAGAAGCACAAGCAGAACGCTCAAGTAGGGTGCAGATAACTCAAGATGATGTTATTCGTATGTTGATTGAAAACATTGAAAAGTCATCTGGCACTAAGCAGGTAGTTATCACTCAAACAAGAAAATCAGAAGATGGTGAGTTTGTTGGTGATGATGTTGCTCAATTTGTCTATGAGCCGTCTAGTGTAAATAAAGCCTTAGAGTTATTAGGCAAGCACTTGGGAATGTTTAAAGATAAATTAGATGTAACCACTGGCGACAAGCCTTTGCCGACAGTAATCAATGTGACGTTTAGCGATGAGCCTTGATATTAAATTTCCGACAAAGTTCCGAGCATTATTTGAAGATATATGGCGTTTTATTATCTTCTATGGCGGTCGTGGTTCTGGTAAGAGCTTTAATATTGCGAGAGCGTTAATTATTAGAGCTTATCACAAGCCAACACGAGCGCTTTGCTGTCGTGAAATTCAAAAATCTATATCTGATTCCGTTATTCAGATGTTGATTAAACAGATAGAGGAATTGGAACTCCAAAACTTCTTTGAGGTGCAAAAAACTCAAATCATCGGTCAAAACGGTTCTAGATTTACATTCGCAGGACTTAAAACAAACATTACTTCAATTAAATCAATGACAAACATTGATGTTGTCTGGGTCGAAGAGGGTGAGAATGTATCTAAAGAAAGCTGGGATGTATTGATTCCAACTATTCGAGAAGATAAGTCTCAAATTATTGTTAGTTTCAACCCTAAAAACATTTTAGACGATACCTATCAGCGATTTGTAATTAATCCGCCAGAAAGATGCTCTTCTGTGTTGGTTAATTGGCAAGATAATCCGTATTTTCCAAAAGAGCTAATGGAAGATATGGAGCAAATGCGAGAACGTGACTACGAGCTTTACAGGCACGTTTACGAGGGTGAGCCAGTAGCTGATTCAGATATGGCGATAATTAAGCCTTTATGGATTGATGCTGCGGTTGATGCTCATATTAAACTTGGTTTTACTGGTAAGGGATTGAAAAAGGTCGGCTTTGATGTGGCAGATGAGGGTGTGGATAGTAACGCAAATGCGTTTGTACACGGTTCAGTCGTTCTTGATGTTGACGTTTGGAAAAATGGCGATGTTATAGATTCAGCCAATAGAACAAATCAAAACGCCATTAAACATTCAGCAGATATGATTATCTTCGATAGTATCGGTGTTGGTGCTGGTGTGAAAGCTCACTTCAAACGACTACCTAAAACCGTACAGGTTGAGGGTTTTAATGCTGGTGGCGCAGTAGCTTTCCCAGAGCGTGAATATATCAAGGGTAAGAAAAACCAAGATATGTTCTCGAATATCAAGGCTCAAGCATGGTGGTCGCTGCGTGATAGATTTTACAAAACATACAGGGCGATTAAGCATGGTGATGTTTATCCCGATGATGAATTAATAAGTCTATCAAGTAACATTAAAGAGCTTGAATATCTTAAAGCTGAATTATCTCGCCCTAGAGTTGATTATGACAACAATGGACGGGTTAAGGTCGAGAGCAAAAAGGATATGCGAAAACGTGGCATACCGTCACCAAATATGGCTGATGCGTTAGTGATGTGTTACGCACCAACAAAACCGAAATCATTATTGGATTTATAGATATGAAATTTTTTGACGGAATAGCATCTCTAGCGTTAAAGCTTGGGTTAAAGCAAGAGCAAACTAATTATGTGGCCAGCTCAATGCTAACCGAAAAGCGAGAAGAATTAGAAGCGTTATGGCGTGAAAATTGGATTGCCAATAAAATCTGTATCAAACGCCCAGAAGATATGACAAGAGCGTGGCGTGATGTATTCTCAAATGACCTTGATTCAGAGCAATTAGACGCTTTCACTAAATACGAGCGAAGAATTAAACTTCGTGAAACGCTAACTAAGGCGTTGCAGTGGTCAAGCCTTTATGGTTCAGTTGGTTTATTAATTGTTACCGATGCAACAAACTTAAATACGCCATTAAGACCGACTGAAAAGCTAAAACGATTAATCATATTGCCTAAGTGGAAAATCGGCACAGCAGGCGAAAGAGAAACGAATATAACAGATGCTAATTTCGGTAAATATAAAGCCTATTCAATCAGTGGCGATGATAAGCCTCTAATCGTTCATCATTCAAGACTATTGATTATGAACGCTAATGATGCTCCGTTATCTGATAACGGTATTTGGGGCATCTCTGACTTAGAGAAGATTATTGATGCACTAAAACGCTTTGATATTGCTTCCGCTAACGTTGGCGACCTTATTTTTGAAAGCAAGATTGACATCTTCAAGATTGAGGGATTATCCAACAAGATTGCGAGTGGCTTTGAAAACGAAGTAGCAAATATCATCGGTGCAGTACAAGCGATTAAATCATCGACTAATAGCTTATTACTGGACAAAGAAAACGAATATGACCGCAAAGAACTCTCGTTTGGTGGATTAAAAGACCTTATCACAGAGTTTCGTAATGCGGTAGCTGGTGCGGCAGATATGCCAGTCACAATCTTATTTGGTCAATCTGTTTCTGGTTTGGCTAGTGGCGATGAGGATATTCAAAACTATCACGAGTCAATTCACCGCTTACAAGAGGCGAGATTAAGACCCGTTTTAGAGGTAATCGATACTCTAATTTGTAATGAGCTATTTGGCGGCGTTCCTGATGATTGGTGGTTTGAATTCTTGCCTTTAACTGTTGTTAAACAAGAACAGCAAATCAATATGCTGAACACATTCGCAACTGCAACCAATACGCTAATTCAAAACGGCATCATAACAGAGCAACAAGTAGCAAATGAGTTACGAGAAAGCGGACTGTTTGCCAATATCTCGGCTGATGACATTGAGGACATGAATAATGCTGATGAACTTGCCAGAGATTTTGAAGAACCAAAAGACGAAAGCGAAGAAGTTCAAAACGCTGAAAGTGAGCAAGAGAACGGAGTTATGGTATAGAACCGAACTCAAGCGACAAGTCAAAGAAATGACTGATACTGTTGAAAGAGCCTTAGAAAAACCTAATGGCTCTTTTTTTATGGACGATTTCAGCGGATTTCTTGCGGTTGGCGTTAAAACCTTACTCAAAGTATTGGAACGCTTCGAAAATAAAGACCATTCAGCAGATGATGAAAGAATTGCACAGGGCTTTATTAATCGAGGGAATATCCAAAACCAGCAAGAAGTATCAAAGAACTTAAAAAATCAAACTGGGATTGATTTAAGTGCGTATTTAGGCAATAGCCCACGCATAGCCGAGAAAGTTAATGCGATGACTACTGCCAATGTTCAATTAATCAAGTCTATTCGTTCTCAATACTTAGATAAGGTTCAAAATGCGGTTACTCAAGCGATGGTGAATGGAACGCTGAATAAAGACTTGGTGCAACAGATTAAAGACATCGGCAAAACAACCGAAAAGAGAGCGATATTTATTGCTCGTGACCAATCTTCAAAGCTTAATGCGGCATTAACGCAAGCAAGGCATGAAGATGTTGGGATTACAAAATACACTTGGAGTACATCTGGCGATGAGCGAGTGCGTGAAAGCCACGCAGAAAAGGACGGGCAAGTCTTTGAATATGCTAATCCGCCAGCAGATACAGGACACCCTGGACACGATTTTAATTGTAGATGTGTTGCCATTCCTTATCTTGGTGATGTGCTTAAATCAAAATAATTTGAATGAGGTGTAAATGCAATTTACAGATAAAACAACTCAAGCAAAAACACAGCGGACTATTACGAAAGATGGGTTTTTAGTCGTTCCTGCGACAATTTCTAAAGTCGGTGTTTTTGACTATCTAGAATCAGAGCTTGGATTAACAGGTGATGGCGTGAAGAAAGTGGCGAGAACAGAGAAATCGCTATTTTCTGATGAAACCATTAAGAGCTTTGAGAACTCAACACTAACAATCGGACACCCAGAGCAAGGCGTAAACGCTAAGAACTGGAAAGAGCTATCTGTTGGCGTTGTGAGAAATGTTAAGCGAGTAGGTGATGAGCTAACTGCCGAGGCTTGGATTTATGACGAACAAGCCATTAAAACCGTACAAGAACACGGTGTAGAGCAATTATCTTGTGGTTATGACTGCAATATTATTCAGTCAAGCGTTAAAGATGCAGATTTTGAGATGTCTCCGATGATCGGAAACCACGTGGCGATTGTGGCAAAGGGTCGCTGCGGTGGAACTGTAAAACTTGCCGATGAGGAAAAGACCGTTATGGGAAAAACCGCTAAATTCCTCGATGCGTTTTTAGGTGCATTCGGCATCAAATTGTCCGATGAACAGAAAAAACAAATCGAAGAAGATGAAGAAGCTGGCAAAGATGGTGAGAAAGCTCCAAAAGCTGAAAAACCAACTGAGCCAAAAGAAAAACAATCTGAACCCGAAGATAAAAAGGAAGAAGAAGTGAACAAAGAAGAGTTTGAAAAACAACTTAAAGCCAAAGATGAAGAAATTCAAGCATTGAAAGATGCACAGGCAAAACGTGATGCAGAATTAGCACAAGCAGCAATGTTGGCTGATGCACAATCTGTATTTAAAGACGTGAAATTCGCAGATAAAGCAAGCGTTCGTGAAATCCAAGAGAGCGTGATTGTTGCTCAAGGTATCTTCACAAAAGATGCTGCGGCTAAATTATCCGATGCTGAAATCTCTGGAGCGTATCAAGTCGCTAAAGCGGTTACTGCTAAATTAGCTGATGAACGCAAATCTTTAGGCAATATCTTATTGGGTGATGCGAAAGCTGAAACTGCACTTAAATTAGACTTCAACAAAACTTACAATCAATAGGGGTAATAAATAATGGGTTACGCTTACGAACAAGCTCCAGCAAAAGCTGGTGAATTAGGCAAAGGCAACTTTGCGAGTGCGAAAACAAGTGCGGAAAAAGTAACTGGCAAAGTAAAAGCTGGTGATTTTGTAGCATTAAATCCTGAGGGTGGTGTAAAAGCGTTAGCAGCTAAAACTGATGTATTGGCTGGCGTGGTATTTGCAAGCACTATCCGTGATGAATGGAATGATGGCGAGCTTTGCGATGTAATGCATATTGCAGCAGGCGATGCGGTATGGGTAAACGTTGCAACTGGTAAAACTGTTACACGTGGTAAAAAAGTCTATGTATTAGCCGCAGGTGGTGATGGTAAAACTGGTGCAATTCAAGGTGAAACCGATGCAAACGGAATCGAAACTCCATACACCGTAATTGATGTTAAAGGTCAATTAGCGTTAATTTCTAAATTATAAGGGGCTAAATAGATGTCTTTATTAACTTATGTGCAAAACGGTTTAACTGCTGTTAGCAAAGAAATTGCAGAAACCAAATACCCAGAAATTGTGTTTCCACAATTCGTATATGTTGACCAACAAACAGCGGTCGGCATCACTGAAAAATTACACTATGGCGCAGATGAACACGGTTCTTTAGATGATGGCTTAATCACCACTGGCACTAGCACTTTAGACCAAGTGGAAGTGGGCTTTACTCCTAAACGCTCTTATATCGTGCCATGGGCTAAATCTGTTACATGGACTAAACCAGAGCTTGAGCAAGGCAAATTATTGGGTTTAAACCTTGATACGGCGAAAATCATGGCGTTAAACAAAAACGCTCAACAAACTCTACAAAAAGTTGCGTTCTTGGGCCACGCCAAAGATGGTCGTTTAACTGGTTTATTAAACTCTAAAGATGTATCAGTTCACACCTTAAAAGGTGCGGCAGCGGGTGCGAAAGTTCAAGCGATGGACTTCGACAAAGCGGTAGCGTTTTTCAAAGAAATGTTCTTGGCTGGTTTAGAAAAAACCAAACGCATTGAAGCACCAAATACTTTCGCTATTGATGCGTTGGATTTAGCTCATCTTGCTTTAACTCAACGTGCTAACACTGACACTACTGCGTTAGAGTTCTTAACTAAGAGCTTATCCGCTGCAGCTGGCCGTGAAGTTGCAATCAAAGCGTTGCCGTCTAACTTCGGTTCTCGTGTTACTGACGGTAAAACACGTGCGATTGTTTATGTAAACAGTAAAGAACACGTGATTTTTGATGTGCCGATGACTCCAACTGTGTTAGAAGCAAAAGAAAAAGGTTTACTAGCTTACGAGTCAGGCTTACGCATGGCATTCGGTGGCGTGACCTTTATCGAGCCTGAATCTGCTCTTTATGTAGATTACTAGGAGGAATAAATGCCAACAATAAACGATTTTCGTGAACGTTATCCAGAATTTAAAGAGGTCGATGGTTTCCGCATTGACCTTTTTTTATCGGATGCACAGCAAGAAATCAGCCAAGCACGATGGGGGCGACTTTTCGAGCGTGGAGTGTTGGCATTAGCTGCTCATTTGCTCCGTCTTTCTCTTTGGGCGACAGAGGGTAACGGTGGCGCGAATCGCAATGTAGCGAGCGAGTCGGCAGGGGAGCTTTCTGTTGGCTATGCTACACCGACAATCACTGGTACAGATGCAGATTATCAATTAACTGCATACGGTCAAGAGTATTTGCGTTTGCGTAAACTCGTTGGGTTAGGTGTGATGGTGGCTTAATGACTGCTCAAGTTACAGGTAATCTTGCGAAATTCAAACAGCTTATCGAGCAAATAAAAGCAACTAGCGAAAAGGCTGTGTATGTTGGCTTTCCTGCTGAGTTTAACGAGAAAGTAGAGGGTTCAGATAACTTTAATCTAGCCTCTCTAGCTGCGGTGTTAGAGTTCGGGAATGAAAATATCCCATCTCGTCCGTTTCTTCGTCAAACACTGGCGGAAAATCAAGAAAAATATACAGCGTTATTTGTAAAACTGTTTGAAAGCGGTATTTCAATAGACCAAATCTATGAGCAAATCGCTTTAATTGCTCAAGGTGATGTTCAGCAAAATATCGTTAATGGTAAATGGACTGCAAACGCACCAAGCACAATTAAACGCAAGAAATCAAGCAAGCCGCTTATTGACACAGGTAAACTGCGGCAATCTGTAAGGGGTATCGTCAAATGAGCTTAATTAATCAATTCCCTCGCTTTTTAAATAGCAAATTCAGCCAAAAAGTAGTCGTAAAGCATCTACAAGGCGAACATTCAGCTATGGATTATAAGGCGAAGTACATTGAAGAAAAGGTCACTGCAATAGTGATGCCAACATCGCCTAATGATGTTCAATTCTTGCCAGAGGGTGAGCGGTTTCTGCCAAGCATTAAAATCTACACGGTTGAGCCTTTGAAGATAGGTGATTTAGTGGATTATCTTGGTGAAACTTACAAAATCAAAACAGTGGGTAATTGGAAAGACTATGGATACTACAACAATATCGGCATTCGACATAGCCAAACTGCGAAAGTGGATTCAAGAGGCTTTGAAGTTACCTAAAGAGGCTGTAATCGGTGGCTGGTTGCCAGAAAATCCCCTGCCTGCGTTTATTACGATGGATGTATTAAATACCAATGAAATCGGGCAGGCGACACGAGAATTTGACGGAAAACGAGAGCGTATTAAACAGTCAATGCAAAGCACGGTCAGCGTTTCTTGTTTTGGTCGCAATTCACTCGCTCAAAGCTACAAATTAAAAGCTATTTTCCAAAGTTCAGCGTTTCTTTCCTTTCTTAATTCAAACCATTGGGGTGTTATCCGTTTTTCAGATGTTCGCAATCTAACCGCTACAGTTGGGGCAGACTATGAAGAGCGTGGGCAATTTGATGTGATATTTAGTCATCATCATATTGTAGATACTCCGTTAGATCCGATTGAGAGAGTTGAGCAACGGACGAATAACAAATCACAAGATATAGGAGCATAAGCCAAATGGCATTATCAATCTCTAATATTGTAAACGTGCAATTAAACACAGTTCCGAAGTCTGCTGCTCGCAAATCTTTCGGTACAGTTGCACTTTTCACACCAGTGGCAGGACAAGCATTTAATGATGCGACTACACGTTATGTGTATGTTGAAAGTCAAAAAGATGTTGAGGCTCTCTTTGGTACAAATTCAGAAACAGCAAAAGCGGCTCAACCGTTCTTTGCTCAAAGTCCACGTGCGAAACAATTAATCATCGCTCGCTGGCAAAAAGAATCCACAACCATTGAAGCGACAAAAAACGCTTTACGAGGTGCAACAATCTCAGATGATTTAGAAACTTTTAAAGCAATCTCGAACGGTGGTTTTTCAATCACTGTTGGCTCTGCTGTTAAAGTGGTCGATGGATTAGACTTTTCAGAAGTTGCCGACTTTAATGCAGTGGCGACCAAAATCAAAGAGAAGCTAACTACTTTAAAAGTAAATGCTGATGTTGCTTATGATGAAACTGGAAACCGCTTTATTATCTCTGCGACAGATTCAGGCGAAAGTGCAGACACTTTAATTTTCTACGCTGAAAAAGGTAATACCACAGGCGGTTACATTGGCGGAATGTTAAAACTTGAAGATGGCCAAGCAACCAGAGTCATTGGTAAAAACCAAGTTCAAGTGAAGGCCGAGAAAGTAGAACAAGCATTATTCAATGTTTCAGAGGTAGAAAATAGCTGGTACGGTTTCACCTTTGCGGCTCAATTAACAGATGCGCAAATCGAGGCGGCTGCTAAATACGCTCAAGCAAATGATAAATTATTCGGTGTTAGCGTAATTAAAACCGAGCAGATTGAATGGTCGGCATCTAACGTATTTAAAAAGTTATACGATGCTCAATTAGACCATACTTTAGCAATCTTCGATAAAAACGACTTATACCCTGCATCTTCTGCGTTGGCTCGTTTGTTATCAGTGAACTTTGCGGCTAATAACTCAACGCTTACGCTTAAATTTAAACAACAACCAACAATCACAGCAGATGAAATCACTGCGACAGAGTTTGCTAAAGCAAAACGCTTAGGGATTAACGTTTACACTTATTTTGATGATGCTGCAATGATTGCTGAGGGTACGGTAATCGGTGGCAAATTTGCTGATGAAATCGTTATCCTTGACTGGTTCAAAGATGCGGTACAGAAAGAAGTGTTTGCTCGCTTATACAAATCACCAACTAAAATTCCTTTAACTGATAAAGGTCAAGCAATCTTAATCTCTGCAGTTGAGAAAGTTTGTTTAGAGGGTATCAATAACGGTGCTTTCGCAGCCGGCAAATGGACTGGTGATAGTTTCGGAAACTTGAAAACAGATGACTACCTAGAAAAAGGTTATTACATTTGGGCGGCTCCAATGGATACGCTTTCAGATAGCGACCGTGAGCAACGTAGAGCGACACCAATTCAGGTGGCTGTGAAATTAGCTGGCGCAATCCATTCAAGCGATGTGATTGTGAACTACAACCGATAATTAATAGGGCTGGATAATCCAGCCTTTTCTTTTTAAGAGGAAATATAAATGGCAGTTTTCGACCCTAAACAGGTAGTGGTGTTACTTGACGGAAAAGAAATCTCTGATTGGGCTGATGGTTCAGATGTAATCAGTGCAGCAAATCAAGTTGATGCAGGTCAGTTAGTTATCGGTGCGAATGGTACTGGTGTATTCATCGCTAACCCAGATAATTCAGGCAAGCTAACATTAAAAATCAAGCAACACTCTGCTGACAATGCTTACTTATCAAAACTATTCAATCAACAAAAGAGCAGCATTAAAACATTCTTACCTATCACCTTGTCAATTCGTGACTTAATCAATGATGATGTAGTGACAGCAAGTAAAGGCTATTTTACTACTCCAGCACAATACGTTCGTGGTAATGGTCATAATGCCGAGACTTGGACGATTGTTTTTGAACAAATGACAATGAACTTAGAAAAAGGCGTTGAATAATGGAACAGGTTAAGCAATTCACTATCGAAGATGTGACTTACACAATGACACCGGCCAATGCGATGGCTGCGTGGATTGCGTTAAAAAATGCGATGAAGTTACTTCAATCAGTTGATTTATCCACTCTAGGTGATAGCAAAAAGCTAGGCGCGGGCATTTTAACGACTGTATTAGCTAATTTAGGCGAATCAAGTGTAAAAGAGTTAGAAAATATCGTATTAACTCACACAGCCTGCGAGCAAGATGGTCAGAAATACCGTTTATCAGAACGTTTTGATAGTCATTTTAATAAACACCGTGGGCATTTAATCACCGTTTTAAAAGAGGGATTAACCTATCAATTCGCTGATTTTTTTATCGGTGGGGGTGGATTGCTAGCCAATATTCAGGGCAAACTCAAAGCGTAGAAAGCCAATCAGAAAATAGAGTTGATTGGTTTGTTTTTACGCCAATAGTTAAAAAGTTCTGTACATTGCACGAATTAAGATCTGTTTATTCAATAGCAGATCTTCTTTCTTTCCACGAAGTAATAGTGGAATTAAATCAAATGGAGCAAAGCAAAGATGCTATTAGATGAGTTACTGATAAAAGTCGGTATAGAGGCCGATAGCCAAGCGATGCAAGAGTTTGAGCAATTCCTTGATACGGTTGGAAGTGGTACTGAAAGTGCGGTTGAGGGGCTTGGCGAGCTATCTAAATCCATTGAAAACACGGTTAATACAGATGCAGTGAAAGATGGCGCTGATGCTGTTGATGACTTAAAAGGCAATATTGATAATCTTTGGGCGACAAAGTTCGGTGCTGATGGGTTAGCTAAAAAATTTGAATCGCTAGGCATAGTCATTAATAAAACCACTATCGCAGTGGTTGCACTTGGTGCAGCCTTTTACGGTGCAACGGTAGGTGTTAAAAACTTCGTAGATGGAAACCTTGATGCGTTAGACGAGATTAAGCAGTTATCTAATGTAACAGGTGAAGCAGCAGATAAAATCTATCTGTTAGGCAAGGTCGCAGAAGTAAACGGTTCATCTGCTCAAGCAGCGCAATCATCAATCGAGGGATTATCTCGCACAATCGGTGAGGCGGCGGCTGGAATTGGTCGAGGCGCTAAGACTTTTGAACAGTATGGATTAAGCGCTAAGAAAGCCAATGGCGAAATAAAATCATCTAGCGAGCTATTCGGTGAAATATCCGAAAAAATGCAGAAGATGAGCGACCAAGAGCAAATAGCAATGCTTGCTAAGTTGGGTATTGATGGCTCAATGATTCAAACGCTCCGATTAGGTAACGATGAATTAGCTGAACAGATTGCTCTAGCAGAAGCCTTAACGCTTGGTGTTGGTAACGCAGAAAACGCAGAGAAAGCGGCAGCATTTAAAGATGCTTTAACGCAAGTTTCTCAGGTATTTATTGCTATCGGCGAATACGTTTCTTTGCGTATATCACCATCAATACAGCGATTAGCTGAACGCTTTACAAGATGGTTTGCTGAAAATAATAACTTCATCAAGGCAATTTTAAATGGGCTTGGTCGAGTATTCTCGTTCTTGTTTGAATTAGCTGGTGCGATAGATAACATCATCGAAAGCACAGTTGGTTGGAAAGCAGTAATTATCACGCTTGGTGGCTTATTGCTGTGGTTTAGCCGAAGAATGTTGTTAGCCTTTGCGACAAATCCAATCACCTTAGCGATTGCGGCAATAGCTGGCTTAATCCTAATCATTGATGATTTTATCACTTGGTTACAAGGTGGTGATGCTCAATTCGGTGAATTCTATCAATCTTGTGCGGACGGTTTACAGTGGATTGAAGATAAATGGGGTGAGCTTTCAGATTGGATTAAGGAAAAATGGGGCGAGGCTATGTCTTGGGTATCTGGGAAGTGGAATGCCTTTACAGCGACATTCAGCATAGACAATCTTAAAAAAGTCTTTGAAAGCGTTAAACAAACCATTATTGAGAAGTTTAAAGCGGCATTTGGTTGGGCTATCGACCTATGGAATAGCATTGTGGCTAAGATTGGCGGCGAGCCAATTAATATCCAAGCTAATGTATCTACTCAAGGCGTGCGACAAGCTGGATTAGGTGTGGCGGATTTAGCCTTAAACGCAGGCGTTTACGCAAAAGCATCTGAAGTTTCTGCTGGTGGTGTTGGCGGCGTTTCTAATGCTGATAATAGCGTGAAGAATAGCAACAACAAAATCACCATTACACAGCACATTCAAGGCGTGGATAATCCTAAGGCTGTGGCCGACCAATCAGCACGAGCAATCAATAACCAACTTTCACCAGTTATAGGATAGTAAAGAATGTTTAATTTTGCTCAAGTATCAAGCAGAAGTATAGGCACGATTACGTTTGATGTTGTTACAACGGAAGATCACCAATCGGACCTTTCAATCACGGAAAATCCGATTGAGTCAGGTGCTGCAATAGCCGACCACGCAGTCGTTCAACCTAAACAAGTTACGATTAACGGAATTATGGTTGACCATGATCACGGAACATTTGGCATCAACTCGCCATACATTGGCAATATTCGTGGCGTGGTTGATTTTCTGAATAACTTTCCATTCCCTGTTCCTGTAATCACTCAAACATCTCAAACAATCGCAAGGGCAGGGCGAGTTATTAGTCAAGCAGCTGGAGTTTACAGTCAAGTAAAAGGTGTAGTAAATCAGGTGCGAGCAATTGCACCTTTTTTGCCAGACTTCGGACTTGGTGGATTGCTAGATAGTGGAGTAGGCGACAGCCGAGTGCAGAAATGTTATGCGGATTTAATCGCCTGCCAAAAATCAGGTGAAACAATCGAGATACAAACAGGGATTCATCTATACAAAGATATGATGATTCAATCAATATCGGTTAATCAATCACAAGATGGTAGTGCGACATTTACGATAACAGCGAGAGAAATCTTTATTGTAAACACTCAAACCACACAAAGCTCACAATCTAACGGTAAAGGCGGAAATAAAACCTCCACTATCGGGAAAGAAAAAAGCGGTCGTGCTGCAGTCCAATCGGCTTCAAAAACACAGCAAGGCACAACTAGACCAGTTAATGCGGAGCCAAGAAAAACCTCCGCACTAAAAAATATCTTCTCATAGGTGGCTAAGATGCAAAGAATACCAGTTACACAGTCGCCATACCAAGAGCAGACCTTTGAATTTAATGGTCGAAAAATCCGCTTAACACTCCGATTTAATAGCGTGGGTAATTTCTGGGTGATGGATATTTACGAGCCAGTAACCCAGCGACAAATCTGCCAAGGTCAGGCGTTAGCTTGCGGAGTTCCTATCCTGTTACGCTCGGTTCAGCCTTATTTCTTCTACTTGGAAGATGAAAGCGGTGCAGATTTAGATGTTATGGCCGCAAACGACTTAGGAACTAGATGCTTTCTGTATATCGGGGCTAAATAATGAAACAGTTCGGAAGACAATGGAAATTAGATATTAGCAACGAACAAGAAACGCTAAGTATCACACAGTTAAGAGTGGCGTTTGAGATTGATAAAACAATCAACGAAAAGCCAAATCCAGCAAAAATCCAAGTTTGGAACTTAAACCGAGACCATATCAACCAATTATTAAGCCAAGATTACAAGAAAGCCGCTCTATCGGTAGGTTATAACGAACTAAGACAGATTTATTCAGGTGACATTACAAAAGTTAGAATTCAGCGAGACGGATTAGACTTTGTTTTGACACTTGAATGCTCTGATGGTCATGTAGCTTACACGCAGTCAAGAGCTAAAACAACGCTTAAAGCAGGAGCAACAGATAAGCAAATAGTCGAAGAAATACAAAAGACTATGCCAAAGGTGCAAGCTGGAGCAATGGATATACCTAATCAGCGTAAATTGCCACGAGGTAGAGTGTTAAATGGCAATAGTCGAGATATTTTAACCAAAGTGGCAAGAAACAACGGTGCAGATTGGTCAATTCAGGACGGCTCTTTAATCTTTCTGCCAAAAGACAAGGTATTAAACGATGAGGCTGTTTTAATCTCACAGGATACTGGAATGATTAACGCACCAGAGCAAACCGATGACGGATTAGAAATAACCTGTCTATTAAATCCAGCCTTGCAGATTGGCGGATTAGTGAAAGTCGAATCAATCATCGAATACTTTAACGGTGAGTACAAAGTAATAAAACTTGCTCACTCAGGCGATGGATTAGGCGGCGATTGGCAAAGCAAAATGACAGTAGTCGGTGGTAAATTCCAAAAGGTTGAGAGTGAGAATAGCAATTCTAAATCCGACACGAAAAGCAAGGATAAGAAAAAATGAACTACCAACAATCACTAGCCACACCAGAAACCGCAACAGACCAACAAATCCAACAAAATCAGTTAAATCTACACACCGCACTACCTGCCAAAGTTGTGAGCTTTGATTCAAGCAAACAAACGGTAACGCTTGCGGTTCAAGTAAAAATGCAACTGGCAGACGGTAACGGTGCGGACATTCCTCCATTGGTTGATGTTCCAGTTAGCTTCCCTAGAGGTGGCGGATTTGCTGTTACTTTCCCATTAAAAGCAGGTGATGAGGGAATTGCGATATTCTCCGAACGTTGCATAGATGGTTGGTGGCAAAATGGCAACGCCTCAACGCCTTTAGATTTCAGATTGCACGATTTATCAGATGCGATGTTTATTCCTGGTGTTTGCTCTGTTCCTAAAGCTATCAAAGGCTTTTTTAATGATGGACTTTCAATGCAGACATTGGACGGTGGAACGTACATTCGCATAAAGAATGGCACAATCCAAATCAAGGGAAACATTGAACATCAAGGCGATGTAAATCATAAAGGCAACACCACACAAACAGGTTCGCATAGTTCTACTGGATTAATCTCAAGTAAAACGGATGTTTCTGCTGGTGGAATTTCAGGTAGAACACATAAACACGCAGGCGATAGTGGTGGTAAAACAGGAGTCCCAGAATGACGGTAAAGGTTAGACGATTAGATAAGAATCACGACTGGACGTTTGGGCAAGGTTTTGCCAATTACGCCATTGAGTCAGAGGCTATTGCTCAAAACGTTCAAACTAGACTTTGGTCATTCACGAATGACTGGTTTTTAGACTTGGAACACGGTTTACCTTGGCTTGAGCAAATGGGGCGAAATGTAGATTTAGGCGATTGGGAAATTCGGATTAAAAAACACGTTCTACAAACTGACGGAGTTTCTAAGATTACCAGTTATGAATCAAATTTAGATCCAAATACACGCAAATTAGTAATTGATATTACTTACCAAGACATCTATGGAGCGGAAAACTCCGCTAGTTATCGTTCATAAGGGGCATTATGGCAACACTAACAGAAACAGGCATCCAAATTGAACGCTTAAACGACATTGTGAAGCGTTTTGAAGATGGTTTTAAGCAAATCTACGGTCAGAATATTGACTTATCGCCAAACACGCCAGACGGTCAAATGGTGGGGATTTTAGCTCAGATTAAAATGGATATTGAAGAGATTGCCGAGAATGTTTACCGGCAATTAGACCCAGATGTAGCGACTGGAGCATGGCTTGAGCAGCGAGTAGCTTATGCTGGACTAATGCGAAGAGGTGCAAGTTATAGCTATTTACGCTCGGTAATTCTAACTGGCGAGCCTAACACTCAGCTATATGCTGGAATTGTTGTATCTGACCAAAATAAGGTTCGTTGGGTGCTAACAACCGATATTCAATTAGATAGCAACGGTTCAGGACGAGCAGACTTTAGAAGTGATCAGCTTGGGAGTTTTAACCTAGCTAAAAACACAACCTTAACCATTGAGACAGTAACGCTTGGATTAACTAATGCGGTTACTTTTGAAAATGCAGAAGTTGGTGTAGAAGAAGAAACCGACACGCAATTACGTGAACGCTTTTTATTTAGTCGAACAAAGAACGCACAGAATTCAGCAGAAGCAATCACTGCGAAAATAGCAGCATTGCCAGATGTAAAACAAGTTCGAGTACTTGAGAATAACACTGCTCAGCGTGATGCATTAGGCGTAGAACCGCACTCAATCGATGTGATTGTTTACGGCGGCAATGATGAAGAAATCGCTAACGTAATCTATCAAAATAAAGGGGCTGGAGTTGGGTTACAGGGTAACACGCTAACAAATCTTAAAAAAGATGGCGAAACGAGACCAATTAGATTTGACAAGGTTTCATTGGTTGACATTCAAGTATCAATGCGATGCGTTCGCTATGAAGATTTTACAGAGATTGACAAAGACCAAATTAAAAAACTCTTAGCTAATCAGATTTTTAAAATTGGTCAAACGGTTTCTTTATCTCGCCTATATTCACCAATTAACCAAGTTGGCGGCTTCTGGGTTAAAGAACTCAAAATCGCACGGAAAGGACAGCAATTAAAAGCTGAGAATGTGGCATTACAACCAAGAGACTTGGCAAGAATAATGGAAAGCGACATCGCAATCGAGGTGGAATAATGGCTTATTCAGATTTGCTTATATGGCAGTATCAAGGCAAGCCGAAAGCTCTCGCAACAATCAAGATGATTGATGATGAATTTGCTCAAAGTTTCATTTATTTATATCGAATTCAAGATGTTTTAAGCATTGAAACAGCAACTGGCGACCAATTGGATTTAGTCGGGAAGCACGTTGGTCAGTCAAGAATTGTTAATGGCTATACTTTGAGACAATTTTTCGGATTCAAAAATGCGAAAAATGCACTTGGATTTAGTAAAGAGCTTGATGGTGGTGGTCAATGGTACAGATTAAGAGACCCGTTAGCTGATTCTGTTCGGTTATCTGATGATGATTACAGGTTTTTAATTAAGTGTAGAGTGATTAAAAATTACCAGCTTGGCACTGTTCCTAACATCATTGAGGCCTGTCAGTTTGTATTCGGTGATGGTTGCAGGGTAACGGATAACTTGAATATGACCGTTGCAGTTAAAGTACCTAAAAAGAAACTCACTCAATTCTCAAAGTTTGCTGTTCAGAACTTAGACATTATTCCAAGACAGGCAGGCACTAAAATTATTTTTGAAATCAAATAGAGGATTCTATGGCGATATATAACAAACCTGACGAGAACGTATTCGCATCAAGTGCTAGACAGGGCGAGGTGAGTAATTTTCCCGATATTGGCAGAGGGTGGGGAATTTCATTTGACCAGACTGGCGGCATCCCTCCAATGGAGTGGTTTAACTTCCTTTTTAAGAGAACGGATGAGAAGTTTGGTTATCTTTTTCAACGAGGCTTATCAGAATGGTCGGCAACGCAAACTTATCCAGAGGGCGCACTGGTTCAATATAAAAACCTAACTTATAAAGCTAAAAGAGCTAACACAAATAAAAAACCTGATGAGGCTCAATCTTCTGACTGGCAACGTTGGGGATTTACTCAATCAGAGCTTAAGAGTGCAACACTAACAGAAAGCGGTATTACTCAACTCTTAACTTCTATTAATAGCAACGATGAAACCAAGTCCGCAACACCTAAATCCGCAAAAATGGCTTACGATAAAGGCGTAGAGGCGAAAGCTGCGGCAGATGCAGCTCAACGCACGGCAAATGATGGAGTTTCGAAAGCTAATGCGGCGCAAACAAGCGCAAACAGTGCTAACAATAACGCAAATGGGCGTGTATCAAAGAGTGGTGATAGATTAACTGGCATTTTGTATTCCGTGGGTATCTCATCTAAACATTTTGGGTATGGCGCTTATGCTAATCAATATACTAGCGGCGCGCCGTTTATGGTTGAGACTACAGGGTCGCAAGACCGTGATACGTATCATCCATTTGTCAAAGGGTTGGTGCGGTCAAATGGACGTTATGGTGCTGGATTTTCGTTCGGGTACATAACAAAGCAAGGTCAAGGTGATGGCTTTGGGCGAGGGATTATCCATCTTGTTGAGGATAATGGCTCCAACAAAACTTGGGCTTTTGAGCATAATGGTGACTTTAATAGTGCTGGAGATGTTCGCTCATCAAGCGGTAAATCTCTTAACAACTCCGTGCAGACTAGCGATTATCGCTCTCAATGGGGACAGACAGGATGGGTTAAATTGCCTAATGGGCTAATTTTACAATGGGGCAAAACACCTGTAATTCATGACGAAAATAGCACAGATATAGTCTTTCCGATCGCATTTCCAAATAAGGTTTTAAATATTCAATTGACGGAGAATCAGATGCGGACAGTAAACAATCATGCTACACATTTGGCAGCACTTAATGTAACTAATTCAAAATTTACATTCAAGATTAACTCAACTTTACCTATTGATTCATCAGCAGATTGGTTTGCCATTGGATATTAACGAGGTTTTAAAAATGTATTTTTATGACAAAGCCACAAATGGATTCTATATAGAGGGTTTGCACGAAATTCCAGCAGACGCAACGGAAATTGATGAAGAATCCTACCGAAATTTACTCGAAGGGCAAGCCACTGGTAAACAAATTATTGCCAATAAGCAAGGTAATCCAGTTTTAGTTGACCCACAACCAAGTGCAGCGCATGAATTAAATCTCGAAACACTACAGTGGACTATCTCAAAAGAAAAACAATTAGCTCTCTTTAATAAAGAGAAAGAGGCTTTATTGAACAGATTGGCAGATAAAGCAGATGAGATTAAAACAAATCTTCTTGTTGGCTATCCACAAACAGAGATTGAGAGCTTTTACCGCCAAGAGAAAGAAGCGTTAGCATGGCAGGCAGATAATAAAGTTGATACTCCAATGCTAAAACAGATCGCAAGAGTGCGTGGCGTTCCTTTTGAAGTATTGGTTGAAAAAGTTATTGAGAAAGCATCACAGTTTGCTGTGGCTATCGGTGTAATTATCGGACAACGTCAAGCGTTTGAAGATAGATTGCTAGCTTTATCATCTCAAAAAGAATTAGATGCACTTAAAAAGGAAATCGAAGAATGGACATTCTCAGCAAATTAAAGCTGTATGCTTATCATAATCTAATCGCTCTTGATCAGTTTTTTAACGCTCTAACTGGTGGAGCAGCAGATGAAACATTATCAAGTCGCACCTATCGTGGTGCGATTTTAGTTTCTGAGCCAAAGAAACGATGGGTAATTATTCATAAGGTAATTAACTTTCTATTCTTTGACAAAAACCACTGCAAGGACTCATACGAAAGCGAGCTAAAAGGCAGACAGCACGATAAACGTTTCAGTCAAATGCGTAAGGGGGCTTAAATGTCAGACACCGACATTGTTCTTTATCGTGGCGATGATGAAGAGCGAAAAGTGCGGATATATGAGAGACAGCAGGACGGGGAGCTTAAACCATACGACCTAACCAATATAAAACGGTTGGATTTGTGGGCGAAAGTACGAAGTCACACTGTAATTTCTCTATCTAGCACAAATGAAACTATCAAGGTCGTAGATGCAGAGAATGGCGTAATTTTGCTTAAATTCCATCATGATTTAACGAAATACGCTATTTGGTCAGAGGCCAACTACGATTTGCAAACAATATCTAATACGGGAGCGGTAAAAACGGTGATTAGAAACGCACTTTTTAAATTAGAGGGCGATGTTACACCGCAACCGAATGAAGATGGCGTGTAAAGATGAATTAGTAGCAATTATTGAGCCGCCTCAAGAGATTGAGGTGGTAATTGAAAAGGTCGAGATTGTTAAACTTGATGATGGACAGTGCGACCAAAAAATCCCAACTCTCGAAGAATTAAAAGCATTTTACAATATAGGAGCTTTATAACATGGCGGTACAAGAATTTCACCAAACACTCACAGCATTTGCCGAATTCGTAGGTGAGAAAGATAAGGAAATTACTAAACTTATCGGAAACCTAACAACTTTAAGCACGACAGAAAAAACAAATCTTGTTGGTGCAATCAATGAATTATTTCAATCCGTAAGAAGCCTATCTGGTAGTGCAGCAGGTATTAATGATAGTGCAACTAACGAAACCTCAACCTTATCCGCTAAGAAAATCCTTGAGCTTGTGGATAAAGCAAAAACAGATGCGAAAAGCGAAATCTTAGGCGGTAATGTTGCGACAGAATTAGATACTATCAAGGAATTAGCTGATGCGTTAAACGGTATGAAAACAGGTGAAGATGGCTTGAATAAACTAATTCAAAAAATCTCACAAGCCAATGAAGCACTAGCAACGCTTAACCAAAAATTCACTGTTCTAGATAGCGTAAATTTAAAAGAAGCTTACAACAGAGGTTACAATAAATAATGACACTTCAAGCGAATATATCAGAATTCGCTGAATTCATGGGAACTGAAATTAAGCGGATTGAAAAGAAAATTCCAACCAGTAGCGGCAGCCAATCCAGCGATTCAACGATAATCACTGGAAATGGACGGCCTGATAAACCTGACACAACAGGCGACGTATTAAATGGCGTTGCAAATAAGATTAAAGGTAACGAGCCAAACGGAACCTTTTATAATTCAACAAACGGTGCAGGCGTTGGGGCGTACTTGTGGCAGAAGCAGAATAATAAATGGGTTGTTATATCTGGTGATACTGGCTCTAGACGAATGAGTAGAGATAGTGTGAATATTAAAGAGGGAAGTATAACCCTAAGACGAGTGAACAACACAGTTGAGTGTTCTTTCAGTAAAGGTCGTTGGGACACCATCTCTTTTTACGGGAGCAGTAATTCTAAATTTACACGAAAAAACCACGCAAAAAGAATGGATATTCTACCTAATAACAAAATACCATTCGGCTTTCGCACTAGTATCCCTGTTATGCTCCCATTCTATAGCGATGACGGTGATGAGATTGCTACTGTGTATGTTGCTAGTATAGGTGATAGAGCTTATATCGAGTTGAGATTCAGGGATAAAGTGCCAACGGCGGATATGGACTATATGCGTATGCCTGTAATCTCTTGGATTACAGACGACCCATTCCCTGATGCTCTGCCTTAATCTAGAAGTTCAGCAACTTCTTCCATATTCGGGGCGTAATAGACATTTTGAAGAATCCTGATGTCTTTATGCCCCGATATTTTTGCCAAAGTCATCACATCGACTTTCTTGGCCAGCCTTGTCAAGGCCTCTCGTCTAGTATCGTGGAAGTGTAAATATTCTCGGTTAGCTGTCTTTTTCAGCTTTCTGAATGTTGCATCTAGAATATTAGACTTTACCTGAAAGCAAGTATCGCCTTGCTCAATCTCATCTCTTAATCTTTCCAGTATTTTCACTGCCGCCTTAGTTAAAGGCACAGTTCTTGAACTGCCATTCTTTGTTATTGGTAAAAATGCCGTTCTTTTCTCTAAATTAACGTTATTCCAGGTAAGATTACATATTTCTCCAGCTCTCATCGCAGTTTCAACAGCAAATAATAAAGCGGCTCCAGTTCTTGCCTTAGCTGTTTTTAAACTCTCGTTATATCCGCTAACATTGACTATCTCGTCTATATCTTCTTGCGTAAATCTTTGAGTTCTCGGTTTGCTTGCTTTTGGCTGTTGCAATCCAACCATAGGGGAGGATTGAATATACCCCCATCGCTCCAGCGCAACTTTGAATATATGCCCGATAGTGGATAATTCCCTGCGAACACTTTCGCCCTTAACAGTTTCCAATCGCTCTTTAATCCATAGCTCTAAATCTTGGCGAGTTACATCAGATATATATTTATCTGTGATAGGGTGGCGTAAAAACTTAGTCAATCGGTTGAATTCGTGCTTTTCACCTCGTTTTGTAGGTGTGATTTCATTCAGATACCGCTTAATTACATCAGAGAATAGTGTTTCAGGTTGCAAGCCTTTAGCTTGTAACTCTATTTTCTTTTCTTCCTCAGCTCCCCACAAAACAGCCTCTGCCTTTGTAGAGCAAGTTTTAGACTTTCTTATGCCGTCTCGATAGACTTCCACACGCCATCTATCGCCACGTTTTCTAACTGTTGCCACTTTAATTAATCTCTAAACGTAAAAAGTTGCCAAAAATTAAACCGCTTGGCGTAATTTTGGCGTAATTGGTGCATAAAAATATATAAAAATACATAAAAAATGGCAATACTGGATAAGATTAAAAGAGTAGAAAAGTGATATTTAAGTATCGTAAAGTGTTGATTTTATTAATTGAAAAGCATAAAAGAAAAATCCCCGTTCAATGAACGAGGATTATAATGTGGTGCCTAGGGTC